CCATCCTGGTCACAGACGAATCCGAAACTTGGAACGTGATCAGTCCCAAGCTGGAAGCCCTCGATGCCAACCAGGACGGCATGGCCATCAAGAAGATGGTCGCCGCCAGCGTGGGCGTCCCCCTCCACTTCCTGGCCGAACCCGAATCATCCACCCGCACCACCGCCGAGGCGGCCGGCGGCCCCACCTTCCGCCGTTTCGAACAGCGCCAGGAGTTTTTTCTCTGGCTGCTCTCTGACCTTTTGCGCGTGGTCATTGCCCGCCGGGGCCAGATTGATTCCACCGTACAGCCGGATCCGGAACTGGATCTCACCGGGGCCGACATCTCCGCCCGCGATAATGTGGCTTATTCCATTGCTGGCACAAACGTTCTGAATATGCTGGAGCGACTCTATGACATGGGCCTGATTGACGAGCGGGAACTTCTCCGCGTGGCCTATCGCTTCGCCGGCGAGAGCGTGAACCTGGACGAGATCCTGGCCAGGGGTTCAGGTATTGACCAGCGGGAGTCCAAACAGCCCATTGCCCCGGTCAGCAAAGACCCCGCCACCGTCAACCCCGAAACCGGCACGCCGAAAGCGAATGTTTTGCAATGATGCTGTTAGATTTGATTAATCCCGGATCAAGCAGAAGCGAAGCTTCTGCCCAAGCTCAACCGCAGGTTGAGCCAGAAACCGGGGAAGTAAAGAAAGTTGTTAATAACCCATGACCAAGGCGATCCGCCAAGCCCGCATCCCACCAACGCCGGTCAACTCGCCGCGAGACTGAAGCGCCCTCAAGGCGCACCAGTCGAATGCCAGAGGCATCAGCCTCTGGCCCACCTGCTGCCCGCCCAGAGGGCGGTCAGCGTGGGTCCCACCGCCGCCGGCCGCCCAAAGGGCGTCCTTGCGGCTCGGCTCGTGCCCGGCTCCGTTCCTTCAATCCCGACCTGGTTGAATGTGCTATCTGCTATCAACATTACGAGATCATTACTGATTATGATCTTCAACATATCTGTCCCATTTGCCGTGATCAACTCAGGTCTATTTATTGAAAGGTTATTCTATGCCCGAAACCCCAGCACCCTATATCACCCAACATCAGGCCCAATTCCAAACCACCGGCCAGATCAAAGCCCCAGGCACTTTTGAGGTCCTTTGTATCACGGAAGGCAGCGGCAACGGTTGGCAGTTTTCCGATCAGGTCCTCAAAGACTCCCTCAGTCTCTGGGATGGTGTCCACTGCTTTTTAGATCATGGTTGGTTTTCTCGTTCCGTTCGTGACGTGGCCGGCGTGATCTCTGATCCGGTTTGGGATGAGGATGCTAAAGGCATCCGCGCCACCCTCAAAGCCTTTGGCCCAGGTGGTGATCTATTAACCGAATTTGGGAAACAGATTCTTCAGGAAGAAGAAGATAAGCGACCCAGAATCGGATTCTCTGCTGATGTTCTCTTTACTTCAAGCAACAAGGAAGTAAAGGAGATCTTACGTGTCATTTCTCTTGACCTCGTCTACAACCCCGCCCGCGGTGGGGCCTTTATTCGAGCCCTCAACTCTATTCAGAAAGAAGGTTATCAAATGCCCGACAAAAACACCCAGCAAGAACAACTGCAATTCCCCAATTTGCCAGCCCCGGCCAACGCCGGCGAAGAGCCCGGAGGGCACATCGCCGGCGCGCCCGGGGACGCGGCAGCCCCTGCACGCCAGCCCATGCACAGCATGGGCCATCAACCGCAGGTTGAGCCGGTCCTCACCCAGCTTCAGAAAGACCAGGCCGCCATGCGCCAGATGCTGGGCGAAACCCAGCGCCAGGCCCAGCTTGATCAGGCCCTCGAAGATGCCCGCAAGACCCGCATCCAGATGTGCGAATACCTTTTGGATTCCGGCCTGGCCACGTCCAAACTCCCCAAACCGATTCAAGAACGCATCCGCAAGCAGTTTGCCGGCACCGTCTTTGAAGCCAGCCAGTTACAGGAGGTGATCACAGACTCCCGGAACATGCTCTCCGAGCTGACCGCCAACCAGGCCGTCACCGGCCCCGGCCGCATCACCGCAGCCTTCAACGAGAAGGACAAGCTCCAGGCCGCCGTGGACGATCTCTTCAACATCCCCCGCAGCGATGCCAGCAAGGCCCTCAAGGTGCCGGCCCTCTCCGGCGTCCGTGAACTTTACCTCATGCTCACCGGGGATCACGAGCTTCACGGCGGCTACCACCCCGACCGCGTCCAGTTGGCCACCACCGCCGACTTCACCGGCCTGGTCAAGAACGCCCTCAACAAGATCGTCACCAACACCTGGGAGATGCTCGGCCGTGCCGGGTACGACTGGTGGCAGCTGGTCAGCGCCGTGGAACACTTCTCCAGTCTGCACGACATCACCGGCACCCTGGTTGGCACCGTGGGCGATCTCCCCACCATTGCCGAAGGGGCCGAGTATACCGAAATCGAGATCGGCGACAGCCCCGAAACCGCCAGCTTCACCAAGTACGGCGGCTACATCCCCCTCACCCTCGAGCTGATTGACCGGGACGAAACCCGCAAACTGGCCGCCTACGCCCGGGAACTGGCCAGCGCCGGCCTGCGCAAAATCTCCAAGCTGGTCGCCGCCATCTTCACCGCCAATTCCGGCATTGGGCCCACCATGGCCGACACCGGCGCCCTCTTCAACGCCACCGCAGTCACCACCGCCGGCGGCCATGCCAACCTGCTCACCACCGCCCTCAGCACCACCGCCTGGGATGCCGCCTGCCAGGCCGTCTACAATCAGCCCATGCTGATCAAAAACGCCGCCGGCCACTATGGCACCGGCCCCAAGATGGCCATCAATCCCAAGTTCTGCCTGGTCCCCCGCGCCCTGCAGAAGACAGCCTTCGAGATCCTCACCGGCGAATTTGTCCGGGAAGCGACCTATGTTTATGACAACGTCCTGAAGGGGTCCGGCGTGCCCGTGGTCGTCCCCGAATGGACCGACTCCACCGACTGGGCCGCAGCCTGTGACCCCGCCATCGCCCCGTCCATCTTCGTGGGTGAGCGCTTCGGCATCATGCCAGAGATCTATGTCGCAGGTGATGAGCTCTCCCCGGCCGTCTTCATGAACGATGAACACCGCCTCAAGGTCCGCCACTATCTGGCCGTGTGGGTCAATGACTTCCGGCCTCTCCACAAATCCAATGTAGCGTAATCCGCTCATTCCCCAGGCACACGGCCGGCCCTCCTGCTGCCCGCCCTCTGGGCGGGCAGCGTGGGGCCCGTCCAGCCTCCGCCGCCCAAAGGGCGGCTCCGGCTTCCGGCCGGTGCCTGGTCATTCGCTTCTTTGCAAGCAGAAAGGTTCTAAAAATGGGATACGTAAACGTAACCGACATTACCAAGTTCATTCCACCTTCCAAGATCCTCAAAACAGCCGGCACCTGGACCCCCGCCATCAGTTCAAATGTGATCAGCGAAGCCAGAGGCGCCGCAGATGAGGCCGTGACTCTGCTCATTCCTGTTGACCTCGAAGGCGCAGATGTGGCCCTTCAGGGCGCCAAGCTGCAATCCGTGGATATCTGGTACAAGATCGCCACCGCCGCCGCGGACGACTTCGCCACCGTGGCCGCGTCCAAGGTCACCCTCCCCGCCACCGGCTCCGCCATCACAGGCGCCGCCGTAACCGTCACCTGTGACGCAGACCACGACACCGCCGCAGAGCGTAAGGCCGTGGGTGATCACAAAATGACCGTGACTCTGTCCACCCCCGCCTTCCTCGAAGACAACGAGGCCATTTGGCTTTCCCTCGTCATTGACTGCGCCGCCACCACCGTCCTGACGATCTACGGCGCCCAGGCCAATTTTGATCTCCGCCTGTAATTTACTTCCCTGTCCTCTCCCTCCCCTTTTCAAGGGGAGGGGGTGGGGTTAGAAAGGCCAACCCATGAAGACCCAGACCGCCCTGTCCCTGGCCATCCAGGCCATGACAAAAGAGTCCCATTCGCTATCCGTTCAGGCCAACCTGGCCAATCATTTTGGTTTGGATACCCCGGCAGGGCGATCTGCTTCAAAGCATAAAGCCGATCTGGAAGCGGCCATCATTGTTCTGCAGGACCTCAAAGTCATCCTCAAAGGGTTGAACTATGCCGGCTAGAGATTCGTTCATTGTTTCACTTCTGAAGAAAAAACGCAAACCTTATCCAAAGTGGTACCCCCCGCGGTACACGATTCACAAACCTAAGGAGGTTATATCCATGTCCAAATTCAAACAGCTTCTCGGTTCCCGCAAGTTCTGGGCCGCCGCCATCGGTCTGGCCCTCGTTATCCTCAAAGCCTGGAAACCAGACTTCCCCCTGGCCGAAGACCAGCTCACCGCCGTGGTCTATGTCCTCGTTGCCTACATCCTCGGCACCGGCATCGAAGACGGACTTTCGCGCTGAGAGGGCCTCACAAGCTAAGCGCCCTCAAGGCGCTTCAGCGCAGTGCAAAGGGCCAGGAGGCCCGTGCTGCCCCATCAGCGAATGCCAGGGGTCAAGAAGACCCTGGCTAGCCGCAAAGCCTGAGAGATCCCCACGACCCCATTCCCCCTCCCCTTTTCAAGGGGAGGGTAGGGGTGGGGTTATCTCATCCCGACCTTGCAGAAATGACCGCAGGTCATTTCTGCCCCAGTCAAACGGAGTTTGACCCCATGCCCCAAAAAAAACCCGATCTTGCTTCCATCGCCGCCCACCTCACCGGCGGCCCACCGTTGTCCTACCATTGCTATCCAGACAACACCCTGGTTGTCATCACTCACGAAGGCAAAAAGCGCCGCTTTTCTTTCAACGAATACAAAAGCCTTCTCAAGCTGAAGGGGCCTCAGGCCCCATCAGGGGATGGCCCCAAGCCAAAAAAACCGCCTTCTGCCAAAAAGAAATGAGCATGCCTAACCCTTTGTCCATTTCGCCGGTTCCAGCGGCCGGAAAACCGCCGGCCGCAGAATCCGGCTTGTCTCCCGCTGAAAGGCCCTAACCCATGCCCACCACCCTGGCTTCTATTCGTGACCGCGTCGAAACCCACCTGTCCGACTCAACCAATCTGACATATAGTACATCTGTTCTGGATGAGGCCATCCGTTCCGCCCTGGCTGAGATCAGTATCGTTCAGGGTGAAG